GAGCAGCCCGAGGCGCTGGCCGGCGTCCACGCCGACCACGTCCTGCTGATCGCCGACGAGGCCAGCGGCGTGCCCGAGGCGGTCTTCGAGGCCGCAGCCGGATCGATGTCCGGCCACAACGCCACCACAATCCTGCTGGGCAATCCGACCCGATCCGTCGGCTACTTCTACGAGACGCATCACAGACTAAAAAGCGAGTGGTGGACACGCAAGGTCTCCTGCCTGGACTCCCCACGGGTATCCGACGCTTACGTGTCGGAGATGAAGTCAAGATACGGCGAGGAAAGCAACGCATTCCGAATCCGCGTTCTGGGTGAATTCCCCAGAAGCGACGACGACACGGTCATCCCCGTCGAACTGGTCGAGTCCGCACAGAACAGAGACACAAGAGCCAGCCCGACAGCGCAGACAATCTGGGGCTTGGACGTGGCACGGTTCGGCACCGACAAGTCCGCGCTTTGCAAGAGACAATCCAACGTCGTGCATGAAATCAGAAAGTGGGCCGGCCTGGACCTGATGCAACTCACGGGCGCGGTAGTCGCCGAGTACGAGTCCAGCCCCAGCAACGTGCGCCCGACCGTAATCATGGTCGACTCGATCGGCCTGGGGGCAGGCGTCGTCGACCGGCTCAAAGAGCTGGGCCTACCGGCCCGCGGCATTAACGTCAGCGAGTCGCCCGCGCTCGGCGCGACCTACGTAAACCTGCGCGCCGAGTTGTGGTTTAGAGCAAAACAGTGGCTCGAGGCACGAGATTGCCGCATCCCCAAGGACGAGCAGCTCTTCGCCGAACTCGTCGGCCCGCGGTTCAGTTTTGCCAGCAACGGCAAGATGAAGGTCGAGTCCAAGGACGAGATGCGCCGCCGCGGGCTGGGTTCGCCAGACCAGGCCGACGCGCTCTGTCTGACTTTCGCCGGCAGCGCCGCCACGGCCCTGTACGGGCGCCAGGACGGGCAGAACTGGTCGACCCCGATCCTGAGACGGATTCCCGGCATCGTCTGATCTTGTTGCGCTCAAAGAGAAAGCATTGCTAACCTAGTGTCAAGGCTTCCCCATATCTGGGGATAGGTCTGTCCGGGCGAAGCAATGATCAAAGACGACGAGTCGCAAGAGCCGCAACAATACGGCGACCTCGGTGAGATCGCAGAGATGGCGTCGCCCGTCGAATCGATGGACGACACCGAACTCGAGGCAATCGTCGCGGCAAAGATCCGTGACGCGATCAACTACGTCGACTCCGAGATCGGCCCCAAGCGTGCCGAGGCCACGCGCCGGTACTTCGGCAAGCCCTACGGTGATGAAGAAGACGGCCGCAGCCAGGTCGTCGCGATGGATGTCCGCGACACCGTCGCCGCGCTCATGCCGTCTTTGCTAAGGGTCTTCTTCTCTTCCGAGCGCCCGGTAGAGTTTGCGCCGCACGGCCCCGAGGACATCCAGAATGCCGAGCAGGCCACCGACTACATCAACTCGGTCGTCTTCAACCAGGACAACTCCGGCTTTACGCAGCTCCACGCTGCGTTCAAGGACGCCTTGACCCGCAAGACGGGCATCGTCAAGTACTGGTGGGACAAGAGCACCCAGGTCAAGACCTCGCACCACACGGGTTTGGACGAGCAAAGCGTCATGGCGCTGATGAGCGACCCCGACATCGAGATGTCAGTCGTGAGCCAGTACCCCGACCCGGCGGTGCAAGAGCAGATGCAACGGGCGCAAGAGCAGATGCAGGTCGGCCTGCCGCAGCAGATGCCGATGCAGCCGATGCAAGTCCCGATGCTCTCCGACGTGCTGGTCACGCGCCGTATCACCCGCGGCGTTGCGAAGTTCGAGGCGCTCCCGCCTGAGGAATTCATCATCTCCCGCAAGGCGCGCAGCCTGGACGACACGCCTATGTGCGGCCACCGCACGATGGCAACGGTCTCCGAGCTGATTGCCTTGGGCTATGACGAAGAGACGCTTGAGACGATCGGCGGCGGCGAGGACGACCAGTTCCTGACCAACATTGAGACCTACGCCCGCAACCCGATGGCGAGCTACCTGGACGCCGATCGACGCGACGAGTCGATGCGCCGGATTCTTTACGTCGAGGCGTACGTTCTGGTCGACTACGACCAAGACGGCATTGCAGAGCTGCGGCGCGTTTGCACGCTCGGGCCTGGATTTAAGGTCGTCGGCAATGAGCCGGTCGACGAGCGCCCGTTCGCGCTGTTCTGCCCAGACCCGGAGCCGCATACCGTATTCGGTATGTGCCCTGCAGATGTCGTGCAGGACATCGCCCGCATCAAGACCTCGATCCTGCGCAACATGCTGGACTCCCTGGCGCAAAGCATTCACCCGCGCACGGTTGTGGTCGAAGGTCAGGTCTCCATGGCCGACGTGCTGAACAACGAGGTCGGCGGGATCATCCGCGCCACCGCGCCGGGGATGGTTCAGCCGCTCGCGACGCAGTTCGTGGGCCAGCAGGCGTTCCCGATGCTCGAGTACCTGGACGAGCTGAAAGAAAGCAGGACGGGCATCTCCAAGGCGAGCGCTGGCTTGGACGCCGACGCGATGCAGTCAAGCACCAGGGCCGCGGTCGCTGCGACCATCAGCGCCGCCCAGGCGCAGATCGAGACGATCGCACGGGTCTTTGCTGAAACGGGCATGAAGCAGCTCATGCGCGGCCTGCTGAAGCTCGTGGTCGAGAACCAAGATAAGCCGCGCATGGTGCGACTGCGCAATCAGTGGGTGCCGATCGACCCGCGCTCGTGGAACACCGAGATGGATGTCGTCGTGAATGTGGCGCTTGGCCGCGGCACCGACGACGACCGGATGCAGTTTTTGAATGCTGTTGCGCAAAAGCAAGAGTCGATTTTCGCAAGCATGGGTCCGCAGAATCAGCTTGTGGGCATGCAGGAATATCGCGCCACGCTTGCGAAGATGGTCGAGCTTGCCGGGTTCAAGGACGCATCCCAGTTCTTTACCGACCCGGCAAAAGTCCCGCCCGCGCAGCCTCCCGCACCGCCCCCCGACCCGACGCAGCTACTGGCGCAAGTTGAGGCCGAGAAGATCAAGGCGCAGATCGCGACCGACGCCGCGAAGCTTGACCTGGAGCGTCAGAAGGCGGCGTCGCAAGACGACCGCGAGCGCGACAAGCTCGAGGCCGACATTGCGCTGCGTGCTCGAGAGATTGAGCTGAAATACCAGGCGAACGTCGATACCGCCCGCATCGCGGCGCTTGTCAATCGTGACCGCGAAGTGATCAAAGCGCTGCAGGCCGACAACCAGGCGCAGATGCAGACCGAGGCGCAGATGCAAGCGCAGATGCAGGCCCAGGCGATTGCCAACGCGCAGGAAGAGGCGACCGAGCCGCCGACGCCGGAGATGCCGCTATGACCGACGAGCGCGATCTGGCCGAGGCGGCGATGCGCGGCGAACACGCCCGTCGCCTGCTGGACGACCCGGTGCTGGTCGAGATGTTCACGCGTCTGGAGGACCACTACGTGTCGACCTGGCGCCGCTCAGATCCGTCTGACTCGCCCACGCGCGAGCGGGCGTACCTGCAGATCCAGCTCGTCTCCGAGCTGCGTCAGCAACTCAAGGTGCTGGCCGAGAACGGCCAGCTTTCTCGTTCACTTTTGGATCGGCTGCGCATCCCGCGCAAGTCGAGTAACTAGGACCACCCATGGCAGACGGCAACCCTTCGGGGACTGATCTCGATACCGCAACCGCAGCCTTCTCTGCATTCCTGGCCGGCAACGACAACCAGGAGCAGGACGAGCAGCAAGAACCAATCGCAGCGTCGGCTGACGATGAACCTGTAGTCGACCAGGCGCCTGACGAGTCGGGCGAAGAGTCGCAGTCGGATGAAGAGCAAGACCCAGAAGAGCAGGAAGAGGGCGAACAGACGTACTCCGTCAAGGTCGACGGGCAGGTACTAGAGGTTCCGCTGAACGAACTGCTGCAGGGGTACTCGCGGACCACCGACTATCACCGCAAGACCGAGCAGGTCGCGAACGCCCGCAAGGCGGTCGAGGCCGAATTGAACGAGGTCAAGCAGGAACGCGCGCAATACGCGGAACTCCTGCGCATGTTCGAGTCGCAGATCAAGGGCGGCATGCCCCAAGAGCCTGACTGGCAGCGTCTTCGCAACGAAGACCCGATCGAGTACGCAGCGAGCTGGGCCGAGTGGCAGCAGCGCGAACGTCAGATCGCCGCGGCGCAGTCCGAACGCAAACGGGTCGAGGAAATGGCGCGCGAAGAGCAGTCGCAACGGATGTCATCCGTCGTTGCAGACCAAGCCAAAGCGCTCATCGAGGCGGTCCCAGAGTGGAAGGACGAGAAGCGTGCGCAGGCCGAGAAACAGGCGGTCGCAGCGTACGCGCAAAAGCTTGGATTCACTGCCGATGAGCTTGCGCAGACCTACGACCACCGCGCGGTCGTGGCCCTGCGCAAGGCGTGGATGTACGACCAGCTGGTCGCACGCAAGGCCGAACTCAAGCCGGCGCCTCAGTCGCAACCGATGCGGCCTGGTGTCTCGACATCGAACAGAACGACTTCGGATTTCACCAAAGCAAAGCAGAGGCTCGCGCAGACCGGAAAGGTCGCAGACGCAGCCGCTGCATTTCGTCATCTCATTTAGGAACTAAGAACCATGGCAAAAGTCACCAACGCCTTCGACACTTACAGTGCGAAAGGCAACCGAGAAGACCTCTCGAACATCATCTACAACATCAGCCCGACTGAGACCCCGGTCATCAGCTCGATCGGCCGTCGCAATATCAGCAACGTAACCTTTGATTGGCAGATCGAGTCGCTGCCGAGCGTGAACCTCTCCAACGCCGAGCTTGAGGGCTTCGAGCTGTCGCGCAGCACCTCGACCGCGACCACCCGCCCGACCAACCTGGCGCAGATCTCCAAGCGCGATGCGACCGTCACCGGCTCGCAGCAGAATGCAAATGCGGCAGGCAAGGCCGACGAGATGGCTCGTCAGATGTCGATTGCTTCCAAAGCGCTCAAGCGCGACATGGAATCGATCCTCTGCCAGAACCAGGCAAAGACCAGTGGCAACTCAACCACCGCCCGCACCACGCGTGCCCTTGAGCATTGGCTGGCAACCAACGTGTCGCGCGGTAGCTCTGGCGCCGCTGCAGCGTCCGAGACCGCTGCGATGACCGACGGAACTCAGCGTGCGTTCACCGAGACGCTTCTGAAGTCCGCGCTGCAGCAGGCATATACCGCCGGCGCCGAGCCGACGATTCTGCTGGTTGGTCCGGTCAACAAGGTCAAAGTGTCGGACTTCACTGGTCGCTCGCAGGCTCGCCAGGCAGTTGCTGCCACCACCATCCAGCAGGCGGTGTCGGTGTACGCGTCGGACTTCGGCGAGATCAAGGTTGTGCCCTCGCGTTTCAACCGCGAGCGGACCGCTCTTTTGCTCGACCCGGAATACGCGAAGGTCGCGTTTTACCGCAACTTCCAGCAGACCGAGATTGCAAAAATCGGCGACGCCGACACCCGCATGATCGTTGCTGAGTACGGCCTTGAGATGTCGAACGAGGCGGCTCACGCTGCCATTTTCGACCTGACCACGACCTGATCTACGTAGTCTGAGGAGGGGCCGGGGAAACCCGGTCCCTGCACTAATGGCACTCGCAATTCTTGACCAGTACGGATCGATTCTGTCGCAGGTAGCGGTGGACGAGCACGCCCCCGAGCGCATGACGCTTGTGACTACGCAAGACGTGACGGGCATTGTCGACTACTGCCACGAGAAGTCGCTTGCACACAAAGGCAGCGACATGAAGCACGTCGCCGAGATCCCGATGGCTGTGGTTGAGCGAATGATGCAAGACGGGTCGTGGAACGATCCTGCGGCGATCAAAAAGTGGCTAAACAACCCTGATCACAAAGCATTTCGCATCTGGCAAGGCCAGGTCTGAGGACTAACTAGATGGCAACGATCGTTCGAGATTTTAACGGCGCGCTGACGGGGGTATTTGGCCTCGGCACGTCGCAGGCGCTGACGTTCACCGCGACCAGCGCGCAGTCGACCGCGGTCGCTGCAACGACGCGCATCGTGCGCCTGGTGGCGACGCAAGCGTGCTTCTTTGCGATCGGCGCAAGCCCGACCGCGGTCGTCAGCACAAGCGTCTACCTGCCGGCCGGCGTCGTGCAGTACGTGTCAATCCCGGGCGGCAGCAAGATCGCAGCGATCCAAGCAAGCGCCACGGGTTCTCTGTACATCACCGAGGCCTCCTAAGTGTCACTCGACACGTTCACGGGTCTGAAGGCAGAGATCGGCGACTGGCTCAACCGAGCCGATCTTGTCGCCGTGATCCCGACCTTCATTACGCTTGCCGAGGCAGGGCTGAACCGGAACGTGCGCGTGCGGCAGATGATCAAGCGGGCGACTGCGACGGTCGTTGATGAATTCACGTCGCTGCCCTCCGACATGCTGGATGCAAAAAACATTCAGACCAACGGGTCGCGCGTGGTCAGTCTTGAGTATGTGACCCCCGACCGTGCGGACAAGATCCGTCGGCAGCTCCCGTACGGCGAACCGCGCTACTACACGATCGTCGGCGGCACGCTTGAGCTGGTGCCGATCCCGACCGGCTCGACCGAGGTCGAGATCATGTACTACAGCAAGATCCCGTCGCTGAGTGCCACGGTGCCGACCAACTGGCTGCTGAGCAGCGCGCCGGATCTGTATCTGTACGCAAGCTTGTTGCAGTCCGCGCCATACCTGCGCGACGACCCGCGCATTAGCACCTGGGGTGGCATCTACTCGCAACTGCTGGCCGACCTGAAGATTGCCAACGAGCGCGCCGAGTATTCCGGCTCGCCACTGAAGGCCCGCGGGCCGCTTCTGTAAGGACGACGCATGGCTTTCTCAGACTACGTCGAAAACGCGGTGCTCGGGCATGTGTTCGGGTCGACGACATTCGCCAAGCCGGCAGGGCGCTATCTGGCGCTGTTTACGTCTTCGCCGACCGACGCAAACGCAGGCAGCGAGGTCAGCACGACCAGCACCGGATACGCGCGACAGTCGGTTGCATGGACAGTCAGCGGTACGTCTCCAACCGCTGCAACGAACACCGCGGCAATCGAATTCTCGGCCGCTACAGCGTCCTGGGGAACGATCACCTACGTCGGTATCTACGACGCGGTGACTGCAGGAAACCTGCTTGCCTGGGCGCCACTCACAACGAGCAAGACGGTCTCTGCGTCGGACATCTTTCGCGTCCCGGCATCAAATCTAACCATCACTCTGGATTGATCAAATGGCAACTGGTGACATTAAATGGTTCGCCCAAGGGTTGCATGACCTCGGGTCGAAGCTGCACAACTTGGCGAGCGATTCGCTTTACGTCGGCTTGGTGACGAGCGTCACCACCCCGACGGTCGCGACCGCCGCCCCTCACTGGGGCGGCACGGGCACGACCAACTTTGCGAGCAACCAAGTCTCGACCGGAACGGGTTACACGACGGGCGGCAAGCTGCTGACTGGCGTTACCTGGACGGTCGTCTCGGGCGTCCCGACGCTGCGAGCGGGCATCGTCACCTGGTCGCAGGACGCCAGCACCGGGTTCACCAACGCGCTCTGGGGAATCATTTACAACTCAACCGATGCGAACAAGCGTGCGCTGGGCTACATCGATCTGGGCACTGCTCGAGGCATTACTGCGGGGTCGTTGACGCTTGACTGGTCGGGCGCCACCAACGACATCCTGACGATCACGCAGAGCTGACGCAATGGCCGGCGAGATCAACGTCACGCTGCGCTGGGCACGGGAGAATTCTCCCGTAATCACCACAAGCACGCTTGCCGTCGGCACCGTCGGCCTGGCGTATTCGCAGGCCCTCACCGCCACCGGGTCGACTCCGATCGCCTGGTCGGTTGTGAGCGGCGCATCGACGTTGAGCACCGCCGGCTTGTCTCTGTCATCAAGCGGCCTGTTGTCGGGCACCCCGACAACGGTTCTGACCGGCTACGTCACCTTCCGCGCGACCAACTCTGTCGGGTTTGCCGACGTTACGTTGTCGCTTACGGTCAGTTCAAGCGGCGGCACGGTCGTCGCCAACACCATGTCGTTGTCGCTGCCGACCGGCACGGCTACAAGCTATCCGTACCAATTCGGGCGCGTCTTTAAGCAGGGCGTTATCGCCAACTACCCGCAGGTTCTGATTGATGGCGTAGCACAGGCGACGCAGGCCGACGTTAAAAACCGCTGGCCGGATGGCAGCGTCAAGTTTGCAATCATTTCGCTGATCGTCCCGTCACTCAGCACTACCGCCAAGACGTTTACCTTCCAGAATCAAGCCACGGTCAACAGCACGCCTGAAACGAAGGCGAATATGCTGGCGAGCTACGATTTCAATTGCACGGTTAATGCCACCGTCAGCGGCTCGGCAATTAGCGGCGCACCCGTTGCAGCACGCACGCTCTTAAACGCGACTTCAGACGCTTCGCTTGCAGCGAACACCAGCGGCGACAGCCCTAATTCACGCTACTGGACGCAAGGGCCGATCTGCACAACCGTGATTTTGTGCGATCACACCAGCAAGACGTATGACTTTGGGACTAACGCAACCTACAAGTCGCTGCGCCCGATCTTTCATGTCCAGTTTTGGCCGACTCTTGCCAAGTACAAAGTGCGGGTCATTGTTGAGGCAAGTGACGTAACCAAACTGGCCGATCAGGCTTACGACGTGTCTCTGTCTATCGGCAATGCGTCGCCAACAACGGTGTTTTCGCAAAGTGCGGTGCCCCATGCACTGGGCACAAGCTGGACTCGATATTTCTGGTCTGGCACCGCGCCTGCTGCGCTCAATCACGATCACAACTGCGAGTACATCGCCAGCACCTACGTCATCCCAAGATTTGATATGGCGCAGGTTTGGGATGAAACTAAAATTGCAACGCAGTACGCAAACTGGACGGCTATTTCAGCCGCGAATAAGGGGCTATACGGTAACGGCAACCCGGATCTTCCAGAAGGAAGTCAGCTTGGGTACGCTAAAAATATGCAAGCAACAGGCGGTCGTCCGGAAGTTGCAATTCTTTCAGAATGGGGTTTGAACGCATTAATGAAAGGCGATTATCGTCTTCACGAAATAAGCGAAAAAATAGCTGAGTTTGCGGCAGCTTGGCCCGCTCGATTCAGAGAAGGCGACAACACAAAAAAATATTACGACAGCGCCGCCGTTTCTAACTTTTCTACTAACTTTCCCAGCATAAGTTTTCCGGCATCTTCTGCCAATAGTGGGTCGGCGATAGGGTGCCCGCCAACTCTTTTTGGAAGGCCGACAAACTTTTTAAACGACGGTAATCAGTACATGAATTCGTCGGCTATTGCGCCGGCCGATGTATTTCAATTTGCTCCTCCAATTTCGCAAGATGGTCCTAATTCTGCGCCGACAAATAATGGCGGGTGGATCATTTTAGAAGATCACATTGCACAGCCTTGGTACGTCCAATATTTATTAAGTGGCGATTATTTTTGGCTTGAACATATGCAATTCTGGGCATCTAGGGCGGCCTTTGATCCACAAGCAAATACCGGCGCGTCAATTTATCCGCGCGGAGCGTCTTTGTACGGCGGAAATCTTGTTGGCTCAGTTCGTCGCATGGCGTGGATGTTTAGAAATAGAATTGCAGCCGGGACATTCTCTGTTGATGGAAGCAAAGAAAAGGCTTACTACGACTACTTAACTGAGGATGCCGTCCAGTGCCTTGAGGGCATGATGGGCGTTACCGGATCGGGAAGGTCGGCAACAACTTCGTATGTGTGGGGAACCGGCAACGGGCGAACAGGGCGGTTTTTTGGCAAAGGCATCAGCCCGCTTCATAACATGGAATACGGGCAGGACTGGGGCTACGGATACGACGGCGATGCTGAAGATCCAAACGATTCCTCCCATTTTGTAAGTTATGGCGGCGTAAATAGATTTCTTGCCGGGGTTTGTACAGCTCCATTTCAAATGGGGTATATGCTTATTTCGCTGACATTTGCAAAAGATAACGGGTATAACGTAGCAAAAATTCGCGAATGGGCGGCATATTATTTGACGGAAGCAACCAAGTCTGACAATACGGCGCAATTGTTGGCATTGCTCCCAGTCCCTGCGTTTTACGGCTCTTATCCTGCGTTTGGTTCTGTTGCCATTTACCCAGACGGCGGCAATTACAGCGTACCGCCAACATCCGTTACGATTGGTCCGCCAAACACAAGCGGCAAATGGGGATCTACATATAACAGCATTACTCAAACGCAGGCGACCGCATCGCTTACGATGACCGGAAGTGCGGTATCCGCTGTAACTATTACAAACACGCCGTCAGGGTATCGTTCAAAACCTTCTATTACATTTAACGGGGGGACTGGGACGGCTGCTTCTACTTTTATTTATAACGGCCCGCTTGTTGTTACAGACTGGGTGCCGACTTGGACTGCGGCTTACAATTTGTTTGTCGACCCAACATTGCCTAAGCGTATTGCAGACGTTCGGATTAACTCAAACGGCGCAACATGGGGCACTGGTATTTTTAGCGCGGCAGCAGCGCAGATTACAGATGTGACCGACGGCCCGCAAGCATACAATTGGGTCAAGACAAACTGGATTGATAATAGGGCTGCTTATAACCTGCCGTGGGTTGCAGGATGGGCAATTGTTCCGAGGTAAAAAATGCCAAGACCTACAATCGTCATTGCTAATATTAACCTCGCTAATTTTAACAGCGCAACGCCCGTCCCTTGGGTTAACGCCGTTGGGTCGGCTATTAATGGCGGTAGCTGGTGGGATTCAACTGGCACTGCAAACGGTTCGTCAGCGTGGGCCACGCAAACAGTTTCCAGTTTGGTACAGGTTAATTTTGACGTAACCACGTTATTTCAAAAAATCTACGATAACCCTAACTATTGCAGCGCCGTAATTATTGGAGCGACTGGCAGTTTTATTCATCAATATGCTGGATACGCAAATACCGATCCGGCAAAGCGCCCCAAGATCAGTTATGACGGTGGCGCTGATCAATCAATAACTAACGAAACAGCAATTGGTAATGCTTACGGGGCCACCTCTAGCGCAAGTGCCGCAGATGAATATGTGAACCCGGATCTTGGAACGGCGCAGTCTCTTTATTCAAGATGGATTCTGGACGTACCGCCTCCTGCTACACGGCCTACATCTGCAACGCTAAAGGTTTGGTGTACATATCAAAACGGCGCAAACGACGTAAAAGTTTTCTGGCTCCGTTACCCGCCTGAATCTGCGCCGATTCTTACCAGCTACACCTACGCCCGTCCCGCGTCCGACATCACGACCCAGTGGACTCCATCGAGCGGCACCAGCCACTATGCGCTGATTAACGAAGTAACGGCTAACGACGCCGACTACATCAGCGCCACCGCAGCCGGCCAGACCGACGAGGTCAAGCTCGGCTCAATGGTTGCGCCACAGGCCAGCACGAGCGTGACGATCGGCTATCGAGTCCAAGGCATCACCGGCTCGGCGGGGGTCACAGTAAGCCTGGTGCAGGGCACGACGGTTATTGCGACCGACACGACCAGGACGGCGAACGGCGACTACACGATGACGGTTACGTCAGCGACGTGGGCCAGCGTGACCGACTGGACTGACATTCGACTTCGATTTGTGAGCACCTGACATGGCAGACAACACAACACTCAACACGGGCACGGGCGGCGATGTCATCTCCGCGGACGAGCTGGTCACGCTTAATGGCGCGGCATCGTCTGGAAGCGTCAAAGTCCAGCGGGTCAAAGCTGGTTTTGGCGTTGACGGTGACTTCACCGACGCATCGCTCACAAACCCGATGCCCATTGCGGCGTACGGCGAGTTGGTCGAGGCACTCGAAGCAATGCGAATCGCCGTGCAGTCAATGACCCGCACGATGGGTCAGATGCAGCCAGACACGGCGGCGCGGATGCGTGTCGCGCTTGACTCGATCACTGCTGGCTTGACGCTGGCAACGATCACGACGGTCGGCACGGTGACGACTGTCACCACCGTCTCGACATTGTCGAATCAAACCTTAATCGGTGGCCTGGCGGCCACCGAGCAAATCCCCAGCCTGATGCGGCTCGGCGCTGATTCGATGCGCCGAAATATCTCTGTGAGCTAAGACATGACAACGACAAACGGCAATCGGAAAATACTGGATCTGAAGCGCTGGGAGTTTTGCACGCCTGCGCCTGTCGCGACTGCATCCGGCGCATTCGCTGTTGCGGCAAGAGACATCCGTCAGCTTGCGCTCTACGTTCAAAGCAACGCTGCCGCTTACCTTTTCAATCCTAGCGAAGACGGCTGGGTTGCAACTCCAAACCCGACCCTTGTCGGCACGTTCGGGCCAGGCGCATGCGGCGTTGCTGGCAGCTTCAGTACCGGCGCTTCGGCGGGTGTGTTTTATCTTCAAGCCACCGCAGGCACGACGACAAGCATCACCACAAACCAAACGATTGCTAGGGATTTGCGCGGCTATTCTGTGCATATCATGGGCGGGCCGAATGCTGGCAAAACCAAGGTCATCGCATCAAATACGCAGGCGTCCGGCGCTTCTGTCATCACGTTCGAAGGCGCTGCGGAAACTACCGCTTTTGACGCCACCACGCTGTATCGACTGATCACCCCGGTCTGGTACGTATTGACCGCCGGCACTGTTGCAAGCGGCACATTCCGCAAATATGACTTCGCCACAAACTCCTGGGTGACGTTAGTTCAGACCGGCTTGCCTGGCACGATTGGCACGGACGGCAGGCTTGTTGCGACGCCTTCATGGATTGATACCGGATACAAAACCTTTCTCATCGGCACCGCTACGTCTGGCGGCGTCAACTTGATCAATCACACAGGCAAAAACTGGGCGACGAATCAGTGGGCAAATGCCTTTCAACTGCGAATCACGGCAGGCACCGGGGCTGGACAAGTCCGGCCAATTGCCAGCAACACCGCAACGCAGATTACGGTCACATCTGGCGGAAACTGGACGGCAAATCCTGACAGTACCAGCCAATACGCAATTGAAGGCAACGACGATTTTCTCTATTTCATGGGGAATAACGCGGTCGCAATGTACCGCTACAGCATTAGCGGAAACTCGTGGTCGACGCTATCGCCAGCCGCCGCGCGCGCGGCCGCACCAGGCGCAGGCGCGTCCGGTCATTGGGTGTGGAACGCGGCAGAAACGGATTGGAGCGTCGAAGCCAGCATTTTGAATGGCAAGCGCATTTACTCGTTTAGAGGCGCGGCCGGCGCGTTTCTTGATTACTACGACATTCCGGCAAACACCTGGGTCAGCAACATCACCTACGCGCCAGCGACTGAAGTTTTCGGAGCTGGCACCAAGTACGTCTCAAAAGGCAGCTACCTGTACATCCAGAAGGACGCGACGGGACGATGGTTTCGGCACAACTTCGTGACGGGCGAGATGGATGGCTGGGGAGCAATCACCTACACCCAAGGCGCCGCGATCACTGGCGACACAGCCTTCGACGTGACGTACCGAGACGGCGCGACAGAAATCACTTACGCATACATGCTGCTGAATACCAGCACCGTAATGCTTCGACAGATGGTGATCTGATGACAATCGACGATCTTGCTACTCTGGCACGCGCTCGGCTGACCTACCTGTCGCAGCTTCTGTCGTCGTACATGGCGCTCGGTGATGTCGCGGGCATGGCCCGCACCGAGTCGGAAATTGCGCAGACGCAGGCCACGCTCGACCAACTCAACTCGCTGTAAGAGCCGATGACACTTGCGCTCGTCCTACGTCAGAACAACGCAACGCCGTACGCGCTGCGTGTTACATGGACGCAAGCGCAATATCAAGCATCAAGCCCGGTAACGATTTCTTGCGGTACGGGTGGCGCTGTTGCGGCGGGACTTGCGGTTCAAATCGACGCCGAGTTTGTTGCTGCGGGGTCTATCGGAAACGCAGTAGCGGCTGGCCTGTCAGTACAAATCGACGCCGAGTTTGTTGTTGGTGCTGCAGTTGGGAATGCTGTTGCCGCGGGCCAGCCCGCTTTGGTTGCAAGCGACATCTCAATTGCAGCGGGTGTCGGCAACGCGGTGGCTGCGGGGCAGGCCGCAACCGTAACGACATTCGGTGCCCTTCGCATTACTTGGGCGCAGGCCCAGTATCAGGCGTCAAGCCCAACGACGATCTCTTGCGGCGTTGGTAACGCTGTAGCGGCTGGCGCTACAGCGGCGATCTCCACCTACGGATCGGTGCGCGTCACCTGGGCGCAAGCTCAGTACCAGGCAAACACTGACACCACCGTATCGTGCTCCGTCGGCAATGCGGTATCTGGAGGCCCGGTCGGTGCGACCGTGGTCGTCGATACCGCGGTGTCGTTGGCCGTCGGAGGCGCAACAGCAGCAGGTCTGACTGCAACGCTTGGGCAGTACGCGTTGCGGGTCACTTGGGCGCAGGCTCAGTACCAGGCCGGCGTCTCCATCCTGATTCAATGCGGGACTGGCAACGCGTTTGCTCGAGGCCCAGTCGGAACATCGACGACCGTCGACACCGCGATCGGTATGTCGATCGGCTCGGCCCAAGGCGCCGGCCTGGCGCTTACGGTTGATCAGGCGCTAGGGTTATCGGTCGGTAACGCGATCGCTGCAGGCTTGCCACTCAGCGTCGTTGTCCCGTTGGTGATTCGAGGTTACGCACAGTCTGCGGCGTCGGCCAGTGCGTCTCTGGTAATTGCGTCGGCGCAGGCATCTGCAGCGGCGCAATCGCCAATGACGGCGCGCGGCGGTCTGAGTGTGTTTGCCAAGTCAAACCTGGACATCAGGACGGAGATGACTGCCGCAGGCCGGATCATCTGGGAAGAAACGACCGGCTCGTCAGGTACCTGGACAGACCAGAACACCGACGCAGACATCTGGACAACTCAAACCACGGGCGACACCGCCTGGGCATAAAGGACGATCGTGGCTGACACAGCGACTACCAACCTGGCACTGACCAAACCCGAGGTCGGCGCATCAAGCGACACCTGGGGCAACAAGATCAACGCCGACCTTGACTCGCTTGATGCAGTCTTTGCCGCAGCAGGCACGGGTACAAGCGTCGGACTGAACGTCGGCACCGGCAAGGTGATGAACGTCGCAGGCACCGCCAACTTCACCGGCACGACTACGATTCTTGGGCAAGCCATCCAGGCGTACATCGACGCGCGAGTGACGGTCGTCATGCCGATCGGGGCGATCGTCTTGTGGTCCGGGTCGCAGGCAGCTATCCCAAGCGGATGGGCGCTGTGCAACGGGTCAAACGGCACGCCAGACCTGCGCAACAAGTTCGTGATCGGCGCCGGTAACGCGTACGGCGTCTCCGATCAAGGCGGCAGCGCCGACGCGACGCTTGTTGCCCACACTCACTCGGCGAGTTTGAGTGGCTCTACGGGTGGAGCTGGCGCGCACTCGCACGGCGTCTCTGACCCGGGCCACAACCACAGTGTCAACGACCCGAGCCACGCGCACACTTACAGCGCTCCTCTTGGACAGCACTACTACAATGGCGAATCAGTTGCTTCGACTACGAACCCAGATGTCCTCGGACCAAACTCTGCCGCAACCGCTGGCGCCAACACCGGCATCAGTCTTAACCCAAGCGGCACGGGTATCAGCATCAACGCAGTCGGCGACCACGCGCACAGTGTCTCGGTTAGCGGCACGACCAACGCAAGCGGCACAACGGCGACTAACGCGAACCTGCCCCCTTATTACGCGCTCTGCTACGTAATGAGGATCTCCTGATGGACTGGCGAGACGCGTTCAACATAGCGGTCCTGATTGCTGGGGCGCTTGGTGGTTGGGCGCTGCGCACAATCTGGGACGCGGTATCAAGCCTGCGAGACACCGTCGCGACGCTTGAGCGGACGCTGCCCGAGACCTACGCCAGGCGAGACGACGTGCGCGATCTGCGCGACATGATCGTCTCAAGGTTTGACCGGCTCGAGGCTCGTCTGGACAAGTTTGGGGAGCGCTGAATGCCACTGATCCCGCTGAAGATTCAGCCCGGCGTGTTCAAGAACGGAACCGAGTACCAGGCGTCCGGTCGTTGGACTGATGCAAACCTTGTCCGATGGTTTGAGGGAGTCATGCGCCCCGTCGGGGGGTGGCGCAAAAAGATCGCCACTGCGGTGTCTGGATCTGCGCGCGGCTTGGTGACGTGGTCGTCAAACGGCGGCGTGAAACACCTGTCGGTCGGGACGCACTCAAAGCTCTACGTCGCCGAGGGAGGGTTGAACTTGTCCGACGTGACCCCGAGCGGGTACACCGTCGGGCGCGCCTCTGCGGCGGCTGCGGTCGGGTACGGGGCGCAGGCATACGGCGCTTATGAGTACGGCGTCGAGCGCCCACAGACGCAGACCAGTGGCGTGCTGCCGGCCACGACCTGGGCGATGGACACTTTTGGCGAGAACCTGCTTGCGTGCGCCTCGACGGACGGCAAGATCTATCAGTGGGTGCCTGGTCAGACTGGGCCGGCGACGGTACTGACCAACGCGCCTACGAACAACCGCGCAATGATCGTCACCGCCGAGCGCTTTGTATTTGCGCTCGGTGCTGCGGGGATACCTCGACGGGTGCAATGGTCCGAGCAGGAAAACGCCACGACATGGACCCCGCTTGCGACCAATCAGGCCGGCGACTTTGACCTGCAGACGGCAGGCTCAATCTTGGCCGGACGCCGCACGCGCAGTGGCACGCTGATCTGGACCGACACCGACGTGCATCTGGCGGTCTACCGCGGGCCTCCATTCATCTACTCGTTTGAGCGCGTCGGCAGTGGGTGCGGGCTAATCAGTGCAAACGCGGTCGCTGCGGCAGAGACGTTCGCGGCCTGGATGAGCCTGTCTGGATTCTGGCTTTTTGACGGGTACAGCAAGCCGCTCCCGTCTGAGGTCAGCGACTTTGTCTACCGGGATCTGAACTACGCGCAGATCAGCAAGATCTCGGCAATGCACAACTCGCAGTACGGCGAGGTCTGGTGGTTCTACCCGGGTGAGGCCAGCAACGAGTGCAACAAGTACGTGATCTGGAATTACCGGGAAAATCACTGGTCGATTGGTTCAATCTCGCGCACTGTCGGGTCTGATATCGGCGTGTTTGGTCAGCCGATTGCGGTCGACCCGTCCGGGTACATCTACGACCATGAGATCGGCTGGCTTTACGACTCGGCGGTGCCTTATGCCGAGAGCGGCCCGGTCGAGATTGGCAACGGCGATCAGGTGATGGTCGCACGCCAGCTCATCCCAGACGAAAAGACTCAGGGCGACGTGCGCGCATCGTTCAAGCTGAAGTTCTACCCGAACGCGCCCGAGACTGTGTTTGGCCCGTACGTGATGGACGCCCCGACCGACGTGCGCTTCACCGCTCGATCGGCGCGCATCCGCATTGAGTCTGTCCGAAACGCCGACTGGCGCGTTGGTGTGATGAGACTCGAGGCAACCGCAGGAGGTTCGCGATGAGATTCCCGCGACCGCCGCAGTCGTACGACCAGCGCGACCAGACCGAGGTCAGGCTACTGATCGAGCGCGCCGACGACGCAAACCATAAGCGAAACCAAGACGTTGAGGTCGGCAACGCTCGACTGATTCTCAAGTCCCCTAATGGGACTCGGTATTCGATCACAGTCAACAATTCCGGCGCGATCAGCGCTGCAGCGATTTAGCAGGGGAAACGCATGGGCCTTTTCGATACCTTCAGCAATATCACCCGTCCGCTTTTCGGCGGCTCCAAGCAGTCTTCAAGCTCACAGTCGAACGCGCAGTCGCAGTCCGGTCTTGACCCGCGTTTTGCAAATCAGTTTTTCAATAACTTGTCCAACGTGCAAAACATCGCAGGCGA